TAAGCATAAAATAGTGGGATATGTAGATCTTAATAGAGATGATTTAATTGGGATGACTCTACATTTGCGTATGCTTCATCATTGTCATGGAGTAGAATCTGTATGTGAATGTTGTGTAGGAGCTAATGCAAAGTTCTTGCAAGATACAGAAGTATTCAAGAATAATATATATGAATATGGAATGGATACTATTGGAGGAAAGTTCCAGCAAGTAATATCAATCAAACATAGTAATAATGCTTTCTTAAGACCAGTAATGGTACATTATGCTGGAAAGACATATGGAAATCTGAAAGAATGGGTAGATAACTGTCCTGCTGTATCGAGCTTTATGTTTGACAAGATACAATTCCATCCAGGTACAATATTAGAACTACGTAAGGTAGGAGAAAATAGATATCAAAAGCTATTTATAAATGGAGAACTACTAGATATAGTACAAGATAAACCTATAGATTTAGATGGACTAACTGCTACTATTTATATAGCAAATGATTCTGTATTACTTACTGCAAAAGATATACAAGTAATGCTACGTATGCACAGTAGTAATAGCCAATATGTATATCCAGAAGAAAAATGGGATAGATCGAAACTTCGTACTATGAGTAGAGCAGAGCAAGTAAGCTCTTTCTACCAATATTGCAAGACTAAAGTGAAGTTTGATCATTCTATGTATTATGAAATGATAGTACATGCTATGATGCGTGATACAGAAGATATGAGTAGTAAGCCGTCTGCTGAAACTAAGAATGTAGACTTTATACATATAAATCAGCTTACATCTTCTGCAGATAAGTCTAAGCGTATATCAAACAGAATACATCATGGATATATAAAGGCAAACTTAAATAGTATAATACCTGCTGTAGAGCCTTGTGAAGCAGACGTATTATATAATATAATAGGAGACAGAGACTTATCTGAAACTGCTATTACAAATGAATTATACGGTGTATTGCGTAACTATAACAAGGATACGAATGTACACAATGAAAATACATATGAACAGTCAGATCGTGTAATACAAGGCTATGACGACGATTATGATGAGGATGAGGAGGATTAATATAAAATGAATATTAGATTTGAAATTGCAAGTTCTAACTCAATAGGATATGTTTATCTTGCAGAATATGAGCTATTTAAGTGGCATGTTAGTCATGGAGTATCTGAGGAAAATTATGGAGATTCTGCTAATAATATCGGTACGTTTATGAATGATATAAAAATGTATTATGATAAGCACAAAGCTAAGTCTGTAGTTTGTATAGTAGACGATGTTCCTAGAGGTTTTGTCGGATATAGAAAAGATGCTGACGCTATTTATATAGTATCTTTATATGTAGATAAAGACTTTAGAAATAAAGGTCTTGCAAGAAAACTCGTAGAAAGGGTGCACAAGTTAACGAACTGTACTAAAATGAAGTCACTTATATCAGATCAAAATATAGAGTCTAAAAGATTCTTTACTAAGTTAGGATTTGAAAAGCAAGGAGAGTCTAATATTCATAGCATGAGTGAATATGTATTGAATTTAAAATAAAGGAGAAATGTAGATGAACTATGAGACTTCCACTGCTTGGTGGATCGATAAATCTTATATAGATACAAATACAAAGTTGAATCTCCGTAGTAAGCTATCAGTTTTGGACTTCCATACAAAAGCGGAAGTCCCGACTGCTTACTTTGAAATAGGAGATCATATATGTATACCGAAGGTCAAGATACAATCTCTGGAGAATATGATTGGCAAAACATTTATGAGAAAGTGGATAGCACCAATAGATCATAGACCGATCAAATATAAAGAGTTAGTCTATCCAGCATTAGAACATCAAAAAGGTGTAATCAACTCTGCTGTAGAACACTTTAAGAATGATAGCGATAAGCGTGTTTGTGTCTGTGCAAGACCTGGGTTTGGTAAAACATATATGTCTGCTGCTATAGTACAGAAGCTTAAGTGTAAGTTTATGTTTATAGTATATAGTAGTGATCTTGTAGAACAGACTTATGATGCCTTTGTAGAATATTTTGGAAGTGATGAAGGCTTTCTTAATCTGGAGAAGAGCAGAGCCTTTATGGAATATAATTGGTCTAAGGTAAATGGTCTTTTTCTTACCCATGCTATGTTACAGTCTCTTATACGTAACTTTGGACTAAATAACGTAGTAAATGTACTTCTTAATAAGTTCAAGTGTGATATGAAGATAATGGACGAATATGATGTACATGTAAAGAACTTATACTATATGGAATGTTGGGGTAACTTTAAGTATAACTTGTATTTGACTGGTACTAAGTTTAAAAATATGCGTCCAGATGATAATATATTCCAAATGATATATAAGCATGCTAAGACTCTGGGGGACGATATAAGGCTTCCAGTAGATAGAACGTGTTATGTAATCAATTATAAGTTCAGTCCTACTAAAAAAGAGTATTACTTGATGCATATGAACGATGAGAAGCTCTTTAAGACCCGTTATAACGATTATATAGCTCGTAAGGACCTATTACTCGACTATATCATGAAACACTTTTATAAGGCCTCTGAGAGCCTTATACGGCGTGTTGTGAATGATGGTGGTTCTGTAGTAATATATACAGGACGTATAGAGAACTGTGCGATAGTAAAGAAAAAGCTTATGGCTCATTATGACATAGCAGAAGACGATATAGGTATATATAATAGTAAGGTTTCTAAAAAGGATAAAGAGATAGCAGAATCTAAATCGTGGATAATTACTACTACTCAGTCTATGGGACGTGGATATGATAATAAGAGATTAAGAATACTTATATTCTTAGAGTTTAACTTTGGTATATCTTCTTATATGCAGAATATAAGTAGAGTAGCACGTATTGGAGGAAAGGCTGGATATGTATTTGAAGGACTAGATAGCAGTTTTCCTAAGGTAGTAGCTAATCATTGGAAGAAGAAGAAAGAAGATATTTATAGTGATATGTATAGTCATGTATATTATTATACTATACCAGAAGTTATATATACGTATTATTACTATGGATATAGACCAGATGAAGAGTTTGCTCTTGCAGAAAAGAACAGAAGTAAAAGGAGATAAATATGAATGAAAGAGAATACTTATACAAAAGGACAGCAGTATTTCCATTATTCTTAAGAGTATGGTGTATTATATTATTTACGCTATTGATGTTTTTAAGAGACTTATTTGGTAAACTTCTTATATATTGTATTGGATATCCACTTGTTATAGCTGGACTTATAATATATTTCATTATAATAAGACCTATTAAGTGGATACTTGGGCTGTTTATTAAGATAGAAAAGGTGGATATTTATGAATGATATGAAGCAAGTAGTCTTCTTGAGACCAAATGATGTATTATTTAGCTATGATCTTATAGCCGTAGATATCTATAATCAGCTTAGACAGCATATGAGTGAAGAAGATAGAGAGCACTTTCGTATACTGGTAGAATCTGCTTTTAATAATGATATGTATCTTTATAGTATGAAATATGCTTCTAATGGAGATATGTACTTTATAAGTGATATAGAACGTAGTCCAGTTTCTATAGACGATTATGATAAGCTTATAATAAGTAAGAAACACAGTCTTATTACGAATGATGCTTGGGAATGGCTATTTAATAGTAAATATGTAGATCTTATGTTTAGAGTCAATATATCTTTCTTTAACAGAGCTATTGCAGATATAGAAGATGGATTTAATCTATTTGTACTATCATTTGACGATAAGTATCCTGAGAGCTATTATATAGGAAGATACTTTAAAGATAAGAAAAAGCTGGAAGAAAAGATTATAGATATAAGAAAGCTTGGAGCGTGGTTTAAGTTCTTACTGGATGAGAATGAGAATGGCGTTATAACTACAGTGTGGGTAAGTGATTCATTTGCTGATCCATATAAAATAATAGAAGCTTGCGTAGATGTCTATGGTCTAGATATAGCTTATACTGAAAGAATAATGATAGAGGCTAACTTAGTAAGTCTTAATGAAGATAATATGAGAGCTGCTAAAGAGATAAGTGAGCAAGATCATATAGATGGAAATGTAGGAGTGATAAATCCATTTAAATTAGGATTACTCAATTCATTATATAATAATAATCAATAGATATAGGATCCCGATAAAAGGGATCTTATATTTTTTTTAACGAATTTTTAGTTATATATTATATAGGAGTAATATAAAATATAATGGAGGATGATCAATATGATTAGTAAACTAAATAATGTATTATTAGGGTTATTCGCCCTAATACTAGTAATAGGAATTGTAGTAATAGTTAAAGGAGCTGATAATATGTCAGTTCCTTTAAGAGCATTTGTTTTAGGAGTACTAGTAATGGTATTCCTAAGTTTTATAGTTGTAGCGTGGCTAGTAAGCTATGCTACAAAAAGAAGAAAAGGGAAGAAATAATCTTCTCTTTTTTTTTCTTTATTGTCTACCCTGGGAGATAGGAGACAATCTTTCTGTTAAAATTCGAATAAAAGGGAGGTATTTCCATGGCTTGGAAAAAAGTCGTCCTTAGTACTACTATGGACCAAATGGTATTTGTACAAAACACTTCTGCTATTAAAAACAGTATAGTTAGACTTGCTTTTACAGATACAGATGTAGCACCTACTAATAATAATGGAGTATTTGTTCTTAGTGGTCCTAACACTTGGAATGGTCGTATTAAGAAGGGAAGTTATCTGTGGTTTGAAGAACAGCTTGGTGGTGTATTTACTTATACATCTTTTGACGTAAATCCTGTTCATAATTATAGTATAACTCCTGTACATAAGGACATAGTTACCAATAACGATGTTATAGATGTTCCAGAAGGAGCATACTTTGTAATACAAAACAAATCAAAAGATTCTGTCTTTTTTTCTATTGTAGGAGAAGGAACGTTTGTGCTTACTGAAAATCAAATGCTTTCATTTTCTTTTACAAGAGATACACAAGTAAGAATTAAAGGTACAGGTAAAGATGTATCGTACTACTACAGTGAGGCACCGTCTATAACTCAGCTTAGTGCTGATACACAGAATATGATTGAGCAGATAAAGGCTTCTGTAGAATTGCTTAAAACAAATGTAGTTACTAGAAACGAATTACTTGAAGTAAGTAAAAAGACTCACTACGATAGATATAGTGAGGATGTGTCTGCTACTATAGCTGTAATAGATCCTACTGTACCAAATATAAGTGTAGAGCTTCCTCTATTAGAAACTGATAGTGATTTTGATAGTGAGCCTCTTAGGGAAAAAGAGATATTGGATTTTATTATAGCTGTAAAGTATAATAACGGTACTACTCCAGTAGAGGCTGTTACTAATATAAGTGCTAGAATAAGTAAAGTAGACTTGCTTCTTCCTATTATAGATATGGATACGTATGATACTGTACTTAGTATGATACTTGAAGAGATAAAGCTAGAGTGGAATGAAGATCAAGGTACGCTTAAGCCTACTATTATATTTGGAAACTGGATGAATACTAATACTAATAAGTATAAGAATATAGGAGAAATATTTAAGGCTCCAGTAGAAGTTTCTATTAGAGTAAAGAGCGAGCTTGCTGTATGGAAGCCTAGTAACCAAGTATTTACTCCAAAGAATACTAATAGGCTTATACATAGTAATAATAGATTCAATAAAAGAAGTCATTTTACTACAGAAGAAAGCTATGGTAATTTATTTGCAGACTTTAGTAGAACTCTTTATAGTAAGCATAAGAACGTTATATTTGATGTAAAGTCTAATATAAGATCTACTAAGCAAAATAACCCAGCTGATAATAGTGATGTCTATACTATAAGTGATCCTAATGAAAAAATCACTATTAGACTTATAAAGACTGCTGATATAAATATAGAAGTATTGCTTAAAGACGTTACTGCAGACGATGGTCTGGTTCTTTCTAGCGTTATAGTAGAAGATTTACTAGATCCTACTATAAGCTTTAATCTTAATATGGATTTATTAGAAAAGACTAAGACTGCTAGAGTTATAAATAAAGCTGGTAATCCATATACATTTGCATGCAGCCTTTATATTCCTAAAGGTATGAGCGGTGAAATATATACTAGATTATTTGAAAGATTTATAGATAACTCTAATAACCTAGGTGTAATAAAAGTAGTTACAAGAAAGGAGGACTAATAGAATCATGAATCCATTTCAAAATAATAATGGACTGCTTATGTCTGAAGAAGTAGTTAAGAACTATCTCAGAGATATAATCGTTCCATTACTTATAAATAAAGATTTAACTATCTCAGATGCGGCTATTATAAGTAAAATAGATAGACTAAATGACGATATGATAGATGTAATTGAGAAGACTAAGATAGAAAAGATATTTGATTGGCATAGTCCATTCTATATAAGAGTGCCTAAAACGTGTAGATATCCTATTACTGTAGAGATAGATGGACTGGATGCTGCAAATAGAAGTGTATCGCTAGGATTTAAAATACCTATAAGCTTCTTTAATAACGACGACAATGTTCCGCATATTATATATGCTAATAAATACAGTATTAAATTCGTTAAGAAGATAGGATATGATAAGAGTATAGCAGACAGTACTCTTAATAATATCTTTATTATAGAATGTCCTGAAATAGCCAGTGGAACTATAAGTACGAGATGTATAGACTCAGAAGTAAGAGAATACAAAACAGCTGATGATATACCTAATATAACGTTTGCTCCAGCTACTAGAGAGCTAGAACTGGCTCCAGACGTTGCTATAGAACCTATAGAGCATCCAGAACAGATCCTTAGAACTCGTAGTGATGTAGATTATATAGACTTTATTACTACTGCTATGATGATGAGTAAGACATTCTCTAATAGTCTAGATGATAGAACAGCGTATTTTACACGTGATGATGCTGATAGTGATAACTTGACATTTAAGTTTAATACGCTTGCAGAGGCTAAGGCTGCAATTCCTACTATATATGCTAGAATACCAGAACTATGGAGAAATATCAATATAGAATTCGATCCAGCTGTTACAGATATAAGTGGACTTTTTGAAGGCGTAGAACATATAGATACAGTAAAGACTATTACTGGACCTGGTGTAATAAATGCTAATAATCTGTATAAGAACAGTAAGATCAATCATATATCTCCTGAGTTGTTTGATGGTATTCCTAGAGTTAATAATATAAATGAGGCCTTTGCTAATACTAAGAACTTGACGACTGCTCCGTCTGCATCAGATCTATTTAAGAATAGTATAAACTTAAAGAGTGCTACTGGGATGTTTGAAGATAGTGGACTATTAGCAGATCCTGAATATTGGAAGCATAGAAACGCAGACTTTACTGGATATATTAAGAAGTCTCTTGGAGATCCTATTGGACCTGTTCCATATCAAGGATATGCTCTTAATAGACCTTATCCTGCTACATATGATGTAAATAGCTGGGTATTTAAAGATGTAAGAGCGTTTAAAGAATACTTAACTAATAATAGAATCAGAGCATATAAATCTACAGATACAGTAGACGCTACTGATTTAAGCAGATTTAGCGTTACTATACTTGAAGGTAATCTAGACGAAATGTTTATGGGAAATAATATAGTAAAGCTTCCTAAGACTATAGAAGCACCTAAGGCTGTTTCTGCTAATAAGTTTGCTAAGGATGTAACTACTCTTGTAAATACAGAAGTAATAGGAAATATCTTTACTAAGTGTCCTAAGCTAGAGTCTGTAGTAGAAGCTTTCTCTGGATGTACAGGACTTACTAAAGGATTTGAGTTCCTTGGAGCTAGTGATACTATTAGTAATTATAGTAAAGTATTTGAAAACTGTACTAATATAGATAAAGATACACTTCCATATCCATGGAGATGGAATGGACTAGATGGATATCCTGATAATATAGTAGGTATAGATGGATTTAAGAATATTCCAAATCTACCTAATTGGGTTCCTAGAGAATGGGGTGGACCTGGTACTGAAGCAGATCCTAATGTACATACTGGAAGTAAGAGTCCTATTCCAGCTGTTTCTAGTTGCTATGTAGGAGATGACTCATTCAGTCTTACATTTACAGACTTAAGAGCTGGAGATCTGGTAGAAATTACTATGGTAGATCCTGATCAAAGATTTAATGTAGTAGGAAATACTAAGAGAGTGTATGCCACTATGAGTGGAGCTGGAATGATATTTGGTGTATCTGATATAACTGCCGATGGACATACTACTCTTCTAGCTACAGATTGTATTAGAGTAAGAGTAAGAGAGCAAAAACGTACTCCGATGAAGTTATGGAGTGAATACATATATCAAGTTCCACAAATAAGACTTACTAGAGTAAATCCGACTGCTTCTACTGCTTCTATATTAGGATTTATAACAGATGGAGAGGTGTAGGATATTATGAATAGAAATACATTGATAATTAAGTCAGCTACTGCAGTTACAAACGGTAGTGCTGCTATTAAAGTATGCAAGTATAAGAAAGACGAAGGCTTTGTACCTGTATATGGATGGCTACTTACTGGATTGACTACAGATGCTGAGAAAAAGATAACTATAAATCTAGATAGAGAAGGCGTTTTAGACACTATTAAAGGACTGCAAGATACTTTGCCATTTGGATGTACTCTTTCTGTAGAGTTTCCACTTGGTACTATTCCTATGTACGTAGCAGATATGTATCATACAAGTATGTCTGAAGCACTTCATATAATACAAAGAAGTAATCTAGACGTAAGTACAAATGATATTACAGACTTGAGAGTAGAAGGTTCTAAAGTAGTGGCTTCTTTTAGAGGAGTTAATACTGGAGAATTCGAGCTATATGAAATACGTAATTCTACAGATCTAGATAATGCTATTATAACCGGTAGACACGCTTCTACTATAAATGCAGGAAATACTAGGCTAGATATAGATCTAGGACATACTGTAGATAGTAATACGGCTGTACTTGGTAGATGGAGAACAAATGGTGAAATATTATTCAGTCCGTATATAACTGCAAGACAGGCTCATACATTGAAGTCTGCTGTTATAGAAAGACATGAAATACGTAATGGAAAACTTATGCTTTATATCTACGACAGAGATACTCTTGGAGCTTTCTATGAAAGTGGACTAGTAGTAAGAATTAAACAGGCTTCTTCTAATACAAACTTTATCGTAAGTGGAGTTTCTACTAACTTGCCTAATAGAACGCTTGTATCTATATTATCTATAGATACAGATAGAATAGTGGCTCTAGGAGGAACTGTAGATATAAGTGTAGAACTTATAGGAAGTACTATCACTTCAAACGTATATAGCTTTAATACAAATGGTGCTATTCCTGTAGTTCCTACACCAGGAGCAGGTGGAAGCGGAAGTGGAACATCTGCTAGTAAATACTTAAAGCTTAATGCTGATAAAGTAGCTTTTGACGAAGATGCTGGTATGATTTACTTGGCTTTTGACTCTTCTCACGATGCTGAAATAGAAATGCTACAACTAGATACTGCTGGAAGTACTATAAATCTAGATACTACAAGCTTTGCTCTTACAGATAGACAGATCAACGTTAAACCTACATTTGGTTTCTGGGTAAAGACATCTTCTAATATAAACCAAGTATGGAGTGGAAAGATATCTTATAAATACAGAATTAAAGGTATGGTTGCTAAAACTGATAGCGTTACTCTGTCTCCAGAAAATCCTAAAGTAGAATTAGTTTACAAGACTCATATTACTGGTGGAGTGAACCTTGATGGAATTTTAAAACTAGTGCATAATTTACAACGTGGAGAATACCAAAATATAGTTCTTAAAGATATATTTATAAGACAAGCTGGAGCTAGTGGAGGTTATGGATTCCAACCTATTACATTTAATCCAGGAGAAAATGAAAAGACAATAAGCAATCTAGATTTTAATTATATGCTAGATAACGGACGTGAGATGGTATATAGATATAGTGTAGCTGGAAGACCATTCTCATCGTCTGTACGTGCAACTAAAGGTAATGATTAAAAACTGATAAATAAGGAGGAATGATTTACATGGCTGGGAGCTTTGAAGATTTAGGCGAAGGCTTAATGTTTAATAACCCAGATTGGTCACCTTGGGTTGATAAGAAACATATGACCAAAATAATTAAGGATGTCGTTTACCGGGCTTGGCCTGGACTAGACGACTTCCTAGATACTCTTATAATACCACCACTTAAGCTGGATGAAGATCCACCTGATATATACGAAACGCTTAATCAAATGAGAGCTCCACTTGAGGCCATTATGACTATGGTATTATCTGGTGAGTTCGGATATTTCAAAATGTATCATGAAGCTATTAAGACTGAATATTATGAAGAAATGCTTAATGGAGACTTAGATAGACTATGCTTTATATTCTGTATGGGTTGTAGTAAGTATATGCTTTCTAAACTACTTTATCATATAGATAGAAAGTTTATACCTCAATTCTTAAAGAATATGCTAATAAAGCCTAATCTACAGTCTATAATAGATAAGTGTAAAAAGAGTATCTTTGTTAAGACTACTATGGAAAAGGAACAAGAAGGCTATGCTAAAATGAGTGATCTTATATTTACTATATGTCAAAACTATATGATAAACCAAGACTACGAGGCTATGGAAGTTGCTATGCTAGATCTAGAAAAGATAGAAGTAGCAGAAAAAGCAGAACACGTAAAAGCTATGGTAGACAGCTTGAATTTCTTTGTACCAGAATTCTTTGTAGAAGCATTACAATCTGAACATCCTAGAGATGTATTGATGTATGATGAAAGAATGAAGAAGTTTACTTATGATATGCTACGTGCTCATCATCTTAAGACACTTGAAGATCTATGTCTTAAATATGGAAATCCTAGAGAGCGTAAAATGGATATGTCTCGTATAGCAAATCTACACCTACAACGTAAGGATAGACATAATCTGATGTATTGCCCAGAAGTAGATGGACTATCTTATGAAGAACTACGTATACTAGATAGACTACGTAAGAATCAGCTTACAGAAAACGATATGAAAGTAGTAAATCGTAGTCAAAATATGCTTAATATAAAGGCAGTTATGGATAAAGAAGTTGCAGTAGGAGATGTCGTAGATATAGATGATCTTACTATGACTATTACTAAGAAAGATGGAAGTAAGAAAGTATATAACTATGGAGACAAGACGTTTAAATACAGATATAACGATGCTCTGCGTATGCTATTTGATGAAGAGACTGCCGTGGCTGTTAGAAAGATGGCAAATTCTAGTATGAAGAATAAGCTTAAGACTACAGGTATTACTATTAAAGAGCAAATGGATGCTATCGGCAATCTGAAGCCGTTTGATACGCGTGATATGAGCGTACAACAGCTACTTGATCATAGAGAGGCTCAGATAGAAAAGCTTATAAAAGAATCTCCTATAGCTACGAAACTACGTATTTTCAGAGATTCCAAACTCGGTACGCCTGAACATCCTAAGCTTGAATATTTGACTGTAAACGATCTGCTTAATGAAATGACTTATCTCGTAGAAGACGATCCTACTCTGTTGTGCTATAAGCTTATAGAACTAGAGCAGCTTGATAAGTTTGTGGCTAAGCAAGATAGCTATATAGCAGAAGGTATAAAGATGGATATAGAAAAAGCTCGTAAGATGGATAATAAAATTGGTAAGAAAGCATACGACGAAGGATATAAGAGACTTGACTTTGGAGATATAACATATATGGCAAATCCTGATCCTGATCCATTTGATATAGACAGAAAAGAAATTATAAAGCAATTGCAAGAAGAAAACGAAGAACTTAAGACGCAATTAGAAGAAATTAAAAAGCGTCGTACAAATTGGCTTAAAGTGCCAAAGATAACTGGAGCAAGATTATAAGGAGGTAATAACGTGTACGGTACAATTATGAATAATGAAGCCTATCTGAGAAGACGTGGGCTTCCAATTATAAATAGTGCTGATAAAACAAGTCCGACTGGCTTATTCAGTAAGGATATATTTGGCGTTACGGACGATGAGAAAGAGAGTAAAGCAGCTCTTATAAATCTACATTGCTATGTAATGCGTCCTCTGTTCGTTGCTATATTCAGAACAGTACAGAGATCTATTGCTCTTTGTGCTACTTCTAACAGCCGTAGTGGAGACTTCTATATACGTAAAGGTATAGTAGCTCCCTGCGACGAGAAATATGTACCAGAAGTAGGAGATATAGTAGGAGGAGGTCCCAGCTTCCTTTATAATAACTGGGATAAAATCGATACAAAAGCTTGGCAACAAGAGTTCGGTAAATATGCTAATAAGGAGATGAAATCTTCTATCAGTAAGTTTACACGTGATCAAATGTTCAAGCACCACCAATATGTTATACCAATAGCATATCGTAATGAAGACGAAGATAGTAGAATGCTGGTAAATGATATAAATGTATTACTTGCAGATATAATACGTTATAGTAATGTTCTTGCTTCTATAGGAAATAAACAGTCTATGGGAGCAGATATAAAGACTCGTGATATAGAATGTCTCGTGCAGAAAGCATGTAATGACTATTATAACTTTATGAAAGGAAGACATCTTGGACCAAAGGGAACAGGACGTAAGCAAATACTTTCCAGAGCAGTAGATAATAGCTCTCTTATAGTAATGCTTCCACACGTATGGACTAATAAAAAGCTTGGAAAAGGACTACAAAAGTATACAGATATAGGAGTTCCGATCCATTTACTATGTAAAATGTTTAAAGATACAGTAATCAAATTCAGCAAGAACTTCATAGACTATCTATACGATAGAAGATGCTTTCCAGCTGATACACAAAAAGACTTACTGGCTTATTATGACGTAGAATTCTTGTCTGCTTCTATAGATAAAATGGAAGATCCTTTCTTCCGTGTACAAGACTTTCCAGCTATATGTAAGAATGGAGCAGAATTCGCTTCTATAGAACTAGACTTCGATATAATAAAAGATAATACTACAAGTCCAATTAGAAAGACTCTTTCTTGGCTAGAGTTCTTCTATATAGCTTGTACTTCATTTGCAGACTTAAAGAATACAAGAGGAATAGCTACTACGCGTTATCCTGTTGACAGTCAATTGAGTCAGCAATATGTATTCCCGGTGCCTCTTACTTTATCACCTTATATGCTTAAGAGCGTAAAGGTATTAGATTTCACATTTGATGGAGTCTTTCCATTAGTAGACGACTGGGTAAAAACACATTATGATGAGAAAATATTTGAGCAAGGAAGCCGTGTATACGCAGGTATGGCGGTAGCCTTTAATGGTTTCTTATATGAGATTAAGTTGCCCTTCATTAGAGCGATCTAATGTCGAAAGTACGTTAATTGCAGGGAACTCTCTCGTAGACAATCTGCAGCGAAAGATTTGATTTAGATATCAAGGAAACGTTCAACGAATCAGGAATATTCCGTAGAACCCAAGCGGGAAGAAAAGCGTACCATCTCACTGAGATGTTGAAATGATCTGAACATGTATTACGAATAATCTCATATCTCCAAACGTAATACGCTTTGTAGACACGTATCTACATCGTGAGTAGCGATACTCAGACTGAAAGCTGAAACGCTTTGGCTATAGATTAGCGACCTATAGTTTAACAACACCTATCGAAAGATATTTGGACCATGATTAATAATATAGTCCTCTACTAGGGAAACTTAGTGGATGCAATCTGGTGAATTGCTGGGAAGTCCTAAAGCTTTATCGCCTATATGCTTTTAAACGCGTTATAAGGCATCTAGGAGACGAAAGTCAGAAATAAGGATAAAGATATCATATGATGCAATAAAACCTCTAAAAAAGGCCTATAAAAGCTTTAAAACGCATTTTAGAGACTCTAAGTGATATTATACAATGGATAATCAGCAGGCAAGCCTCAGGGGAGGAAGCCTCAACGATCAATATGTACATTCAAGCGAATGGAAGTGCCAGATACCTAAATAATAAGATAAATCTTCTTATTACATGGTAAAGATATGATCTGTACTATATAGAGATATATAGCAGTATGTTTAAATACATACGGGATTGAAAGTAGCGAGTCAATCTGAACATATTAGGGAGATAAAATATCTAATAAGCCACTTAATAGTAAAGAAGCAGTGGCTGATATAAAGAAAGCTCAAAACTCATTATTTAATATATTTGATTATGCTGGTAACTTTAGAAGAGCTACTGGTAAAGATGGAACACAAACTTATTATAGTTTTAGTAGAAATCCAAAGCCAAATGAAAAACCTAAGACTATAAGCAGTAATCATCCTCTTGTAAAAGCAGTTATGGAAGCTAAGAATGGAGATCTTGATATTGATTTAATCTATCAATATATGAGTAGCTTTGAAGTAGACTCAGAACCTGAGATAAATATTTATGATAAGGTTACTATTAAGAGATTTGGAAAAGAAATAAAGACTACAATAGGAAGATTTATAATAAATAAAATAGTATTCTGGCCATTCTGGGATAATAAGAACTTCCCATATCACGATATAGTATTTACTAAGAAAGCTATGGACGAGATCTTTATGGAAATCGGACAGATAATAATGGAAAAGAATGCAACTGTAGATGACTTGAATCAGGCTATAAATATGTTTACTGAGTTTGGTTTAAGATTGAGTACTATATTTAATAGCAGTATCACTATACATATGATGACGCCAGGTGAAGAATATAAGAAAATGCGTGATAGTATTATGAAGCCTGCGTTTGAAGAATATAGAAAGACTCACGATATGAGTGTAGTAGAAAAGGCTGAAAAGCAAGTTCTTGATAATGCTAAGAAAATGTTTGCGGAAGACGATATGATGGAAATGTATGAAAGTGGAGCTAGTGCTGATATAAATAACGACTGGAAGACTATGAACGTAAGTATGGGTAGTTTGCCTAACTTGGATGGTACTGCAGAAGTTATAGTAGAAGATGCTCTTGCAGATGGAATAGATTTGCATTATACTGCAGACTTGGCTAATACTGCTCAAAAAGGAGCTATAGATAGAGGAAATAAAACTGCATTGGCAGGAGTACTTTATAAACAGTTGGTAAATGGATTTGGTAATATATTTGGTATTAGAGGAGATTGTGGAAGTAAAGAAGGTATAGAAGTTAAGACTGGTAATAAATGGGATATATTAAACAGATATGCTATCGTAGGTGGAAAGTCTGTAAAGATTACTATGAAGAATGTGGATAAATTCCTTAATAAGAAGTTTATTATGAGAAGTCCTATACATTGTAAGCTAAAGGGAGATAACTTCTGTAGCTGTTGTACTGGAGACAAGCCATTTGATATAGTAGGACAAGACAAGATTCCAATAGGAATATATACTGCTGAAATAGCTACTGGTGTACTTAATATGTTCATGAAGAGTACACACGATCTGCATTTAGTACAATTTATAATAAAAGACTTAAATGCTTACGTATATCCTGAAAATAAGAAGAATCTGTTTGAAATAAAGACGGATCCTATAGATGGAATAGTAAAAGTATACTGTACTGAAGATATTACTTGGAGAGTTCCTACTAGTTCTATAGACGCAGAGTATAACTATTATAATGTATTGGCATACGGAACTATACTTAATACTAAAGACGAAGAATACACTCTTACTCTTGGAACAGAAGTAAAGACTACTCCCAGAGAGATTATAAGACCAAATGTAGAAGAAGACAGAGAACTTGAGGCTCACGTAATCTTTAAATATAATAAGGGTGACGTATTCTTAATACAAACTAACAGTTATATGAGAGAAATGACTACTGCTAAAGTAATGCAACTATACTTTGGTGGAAACGTAAGTAACTTGATTCCAATAAATCTACACTTGAATACTATATACAATGCAATGAAATCTAATAAGAAAATCAATGCTGCTCAGCTATCATTCGAGCTATTACTTGGAACTCTTATTAGAGATTATGATGATGTAAGTAAGCCTCAGCGTGAAACTGGAAGTAAGAAATATAGATTTATATCTGTATACGAAGTAGGGGCTACTGCAGGAATGTTTAACGGACTATTTAGTAATGATGCTAATAAGGCATTAATAATAAACTTGGCTAAGAATGAAAAAGATCAGGCTAAGAAAATCAGTCCATTAGAAAAAGCTTTAAGATATTAGGAGGATATAATAAATGGCGATAATAGAAATAAGAGATGTAAATGATATACCCAGAGCAATTAATACTGCTCAAATAGAACATATAGAAGGTACGGCTACTAAAGTTATAACTGTACCAGCTGGATCTTTAATAAGTAAAGACTATACTGGAAATCCAGTTGTAGTAAAAGAAGATACAAACTATACAGTAATAGACTGGAGTAAAGATGTAAAGCTTATAATGATGAATGGTGTAACGTACACAATAAAACCAGAAGAACTACAATTATTACAATCTCAAGGAGAGTTAGGACTTAGAAAAGCAAATCCACTTGGATATTAGGAGGAAATAAATTATGTCTAAAGTTTTAGATAGTAGATTACAACAAATAAGCAGATTGATAGAAGGTACTATCTGTAAACAGACTAAACTAGCAGAAGCCTATGAATACGAGACTGATCAAAAGGCCTCGTATCTTAGGTTTAAAGCCGCAGTAATGGAATATGATGTATTATCTGATTATGATTATATGCTTAATGATGATATGTTTGAGGCTATAAATCGTAGTTTACTTCCAGAAGATCAGATATCTAAGACAGATTGGGATTACTTGTATGCTTATAATGGAAAAGAACTTAGGCCTGTTCTTAAGAATCTTGGTATACTTGATAGTGTAATGAACTACTTGAGAAGTAGTGAGATATTGGAAACTTATGTAGAATATAATCCTTATTATAGAATGCTTCTTGGAAAGCCTCCTATTGATACACCTGATGAGGATTATATCTATATAGAGAGAACTACTGTAAGAGCCGGAGTATCGTCTACAGAAATGGTTCCTATACATCACTTGACTAAGTCTGAGATATTTAGGCTTAAGAAAGCTGGAAGACTTGATACTCTTATAGCTCAGCATCCAGAGAAAGAATACTTGAGATATCTTGATAAGGATATAAATCTGATAGAAGCCAGAGAAGCAGGTGAGTTTGAAATACTTTATACGCCTAATAAGCGTGAGTTTACTACTTATAGAGAGATGTTTAATAATGAGCGTAAAGTATGGCTTAAGACTTATGGATCTACTTATATGATAGAAACTACTGATTATGACGAGTCTCTTGAACTTACTACTATAAAGCTTCGTGCTATTTGTATGTTTTATATATTTACTTATAGCAATAGTCTTAATAAAACGACTTATACTAGAGAAGAATCAGAAGATAAGTTCCAAGAATTCGGACTATCGTTCCCATCTAGAATGCCAGATAGTTATAGAGATAGCTTGACTTTCGTACTTAGTTATATAAATACGTTTAAAGGAACGAACTTTGCTCTGGATTTTATAGCACGTAAGATATTCAGTGGACTTAGACTGTATAAATATTGGATAAGAAAGCGTGTAAGAGATGTCTCTACAGATGGATTTAAGTTTCCTATTGGAGATGATGGTGCACTTGTGGCTCCTAATAGAGAATATGAAGATGCTCGTGTATACGATATTGAAAAGATGAAGAAGCTTAATCCTGGCTTTGTAGCTGCTGCTTCTGCTAGTGGTGCTCAGAGTCCGCTTGAGACTACCCCTGAAAGTTTGTATCACGTAGACTTTGTACTTCGTCCTATTAATAGTACTAATATAATAGACTTTGATAATATGGAAGGTGGTACTGGAGATAGAACGAGCGATCCTAATAGTCTAGATGATCAATGGGGTGATGTAAACCATGCTAAATCTATTAAGTATATATTGCCAGAATACGAGGATTATAGTAAAGGAAAGTCTAAAGAGATAGTACTGTCTTATGATGAAGTAGTTGCTATGGATCCTAGATGGGAAAACAGTGCTCAAATGAAGCATGCTGTCTATAGTGAAGACTTCTCTTATGTAGAATCTAAATACTTGGCAGTAGATAATATCGTAAAGATAAGCGACTTTACTACAGGTATAGGAGTAATACATAGATATATACTTAAATATAAAGATATGCTACTTAAAACATCATTTCCTTACAGAAGTACAGGACATCAACATAGCTGGTTTGCTCTGTGGGTATACTTTATAACATTTATAAACTATAATACTACAAAGAATATAGATGCTCCAATAGGAGATACCGTAGGGTGGGTAGAAAAGATGCTAGATTTTAATACTATACTTACTCATCCTACTATAAGATTCTATTGGCTTAATGAATTTGCTCAGACAGGAATAGATATTACTCTAGAAGAGTTTCCTGATCCTGTAAATAATAATGACGATTTCATTAAGATGCTTCAAAAGATAGAAAGATCTATAGGACTTGCAAGATTTCTTGATGCAGTATTGCTACGTGCTAGAAATCATAAGGAAGTAGATCTTATATTAGAAGTATATAATTATGTAAGAATAGGAAATAAACAGCCAGATAAGTTTAATGCTACTGGTAATGAAGATAAATCTTGGTATAGATTCTTAGAAGAAGTAGATCCTAATCTTGCATATCATTTTGATCTTACTATATTACACGATGATGCAGATGAAATATCTATGGAAATGGATAATATAAGTACTGCATTATTAGATATAGTTAAGAATCAGGAAAGTGCTGCTAACGGAAGCTTCCCAGATATAAAGGAAGTTATATTCTCTTCTGGTATGATATATGGAGGTATGAGTCAATACTTACAATATATAATAAAGTTATTTAAAGCATGGAGAGTAGAGTTCTTAGGAGAAGGTAATGCTCTTATACTTATGGGAGACGACGATGATTACTTGCTTATAGTAGATCAGCTTACTCCTAACGTAAATATAAAGATAAATACTCCTAGATGGAACTACACTCAATATCATTGGGTAGAACCTGCTGAAGATAATAATGTTACATTGTGTGATGAACATGCTATTCATGATGACATTTATATGCATACTAGATACGGAGAAATAAAAATTAGTTAATGGAGGATATATATGTTTAAAACATTAAAAGATCTTTTAAAGAAGATATTCTTTAAAATAGAAGACGAATTCAAAATCTGGGATGGAAGACTTTATAAGTTAGAGACTATGCCTAATGGAGAATTTAAAGAAGTAGAACTTGGTAAAAACAAAGTACTTCTAAGCGGACTTCAAGCAACTTGTAAGCATCTGTTTAATAAACCATTTAAAATACAGATGAAAAGCTTTGAAGAAAACTTATATAGCGATACAGAAGTAGTAAACGATCTTGCTAATATTACTGCTGTACCTGATGATATTCCATTTATAAAAGGATATAACTTATTATACGATGGAAGTGTAGGAACAGACGTAGTACCTTACGACAAGCATAAGAAAGGATATACTTTTGATCAAATGATACCTTTCAGATGTATTAATATAGAGCTTGCTAAGGGAATGATGGGAGCTCTTATGACTAAATACGCTCACTACAGAGTAAAGACTTATCACTTGTCAAATGGACAAGACGTTCAATATGTAGAATTCTTTACTAAGAAAGTGGATATAAGATATACTGTAACTACTTCTGATGGAGTAGAAATTACAGTATCAGAACCAGATGAAAACCTTATAACTGATAAAGATATAAGATGTATAGCAAGCTTTACTATAAGTGTAGAAGACGAAGAGCTATCTGAATGGTTTAATCTTAATAATAGAGGTAAGTCTGAAGCATCTGGATATAATGCAGTTGCTACTATGTGGGGTACTAGTGCTACTACAAGTAAATTTGGTACTCAATTTAATACTATGATAAACTCTTATGTATTCAGTAGAGTAAACCATGCATTCGTTATACACGGTGTAGACGGAGCTATTACTTGTATATATAAAATGAGACTTATTTAGAAGAGGTGATACTTTATGGCTATCCAAGAAATAGATTGGTCTGAAATAATAAATCAGGCCCTTAAAAGTAGTGCTAAAACTTGGGAAGCTGAGTTTCTAGCTGCTAATAAGACTACAGAGGAAAGAATAGCTGCTCTTAATAAGCTTAAGAGAGAGGCAGACTTAGAGTGGAAGGCTCTTATGACTGCTAAAACAGAACCGTTTAGATATGCAGTGGATCCTAAAGATCTAAGAGATGACTACGAGCACTGGAAGTGGAGTTTGACTCCTCTTCCTAAGTCTCAATATGTATATACTACAGATAGATACAGAATTACTAGAGACGGAAAGATAATATGGAATACTCGTTACTTTAAAGATCATATGAATAGAGATGACTGGCAGTCTGATACAAAGCTTACTGGAGAAGATTTCTTTACATCTAGATGGAGTAGTAGTCCTACTGCTGTATTATATAAGAACTTACAGTCTACGTGGTTACTTGGAATGTTTAAGAAAGGCGAGGCTAATACTATAAAACAAGTTGCTAATGATTGGAGTAGTTGGTTTAAATCTCTTAAACTTGCAGAATCAGAAGCTTGGAAGAGTAGTTTTAAGGGAATAGTAGAAGGTACAAAACAGAAGTTATTAGAAACAGTCGATAGTATAGCTGGTATTAGCAGGGCTTCTGAGCGTTATAGACAGGCTGCTACTGGAATAAGACAGGATATATCAGACGCACTAGGAGAGCTTAGAGAGACTTATACAGGCCTTATAACTAGTACTATAAACGATACTCTAGATAATCTTAAGGAATTAGGGACTAAGGCTATAAATGGAGTAAAGGCTCAGGCTTATGATTGGACTGTAAAAGCAGGTAAACGTAGTCTTGCTTATCTTAGAGATAGATTTGGTAACGTAGCTGGTAAGCTTAATGGACTAGTACCTACTCCTATACTGAGAGTACTCGCTCCTGCTAATAAGATACTCGGAGGAACGCTAGGTAAGATAGCTTCTAGACTGGGGCTCGGACGGTGGATGTCTGATGTAAAAGGTACTAACTATGAGATGGATCCTATAACAAA